AATTGGATATCATAATACCATAATCAGCTTCACTGAAATAGACGGTGAATTATTCAATGAAGCTGATTATGGTATTATGATATCCAATTCATCTGAAGACGCTGAACTGGTACAGGCTATGAAACAACTTGCACAAGCAGGACTTCAGAATGATAAAATAAACTTCTCAGGTCTAATGGATATATATCTTTCTGATTCAATGTCTTCAATAAGAAGGAAGATTGAACAGTATGAAGATGAATCCATGCAGAGGGCACAGGAAGCTGCACAGGCTGATCGTGAATCTGCTGAAAGGATGCAGGAAATGGTTGTTCAGAATGATCAGATTGAAAGGGAACAGAGATATCAGGAAAAGATACTTGATGCTGAAACCAAGATTACAGTTGCAAATATCAATGCTCAGAACCGCAGTGAGGGATCACAGGCTCCTGCGTATGATCCTGAAGATGCAAAACTGACTCTTGAAAAGCTTAAACAGGATTGGAGAAAGTTTGAAGGTGACATGAAGTTGAAAAAAGAACAGCTTAATGAAACTATAAGACATAACAAAAAGACAGAGGTGATATCATCTAAAAAAGCTATACAGCGAAAAAAATAGAATCTAATAATTTGTATTAGATTTTAGTCACCTCTATTTTTGTATCAAATCACTTTTACATAGGAGAAGAATAATGGCAAAAGAAAAACGAGACAACTTGTTTGATCTCGGTCTCGGTAGTGGTCTTATTGAGATCCCCGATGATCAAGGCAAGGAAGAAGAAACAAACCTTCAGGATGAAGGTAAAAAGAAAGACCAGAAGAAAGCTGATGAAGGAGTTACAATTAATGATGATGGATCATTTGAAATTGATGAATTCCTTGAAACAGAAGAAGATACATCCACTGAAGAGGACGATGAGGAACCTGAAGAGGATAAAAAAATAACAGATAAGAAGAATAAAGAAAAGACTCCCTCGGACAAAGGTTCAGGCGACTCTTCTCCTTCTTCTTCACCATATTTAGCCTTCGCGAAAGACCGAGCTGAAGAGGGAGTTTTTTTAGATTTCACGGATGAGCAGTGGACTATGCTGGGGGAGAGAAACGACGGTGATGAGGCAGCAGCTCTCAGAGAACTGTCGGTTATCTCAATGCAGCAGATGGTGAATGCAGGAGTAGAGAAATACAAACAGTCGCTTACACCTGAAGAAAAGCTTCTTTATGAAGCAAAGGAAAAAGGTGTTCCGCTTGATGAATACAGCGTAGCTAAACGAAATGCTGCAAAGTATTCGAAGATTACTGCTGATCAGGTTAAGGAAGACCCGAAGATCGCTGAAGATGTTCTGACTAAATTTCTTGAACTGAGAGGTTTTACAAGTGATGAGATCAAAGAAGAAATAGAGGGTTACAAAGCTCTCGAAAATCTCGAAAGTAAAGCTTTAAAAGCTCTTGAATATGTTCCTAAAGCTTTTGATAAGAAAGTAAAAGATCTTGAAACTCAGGCAGAAGCCAAGGAACAGGAAAAGAAAGATAAAATAGCACAGCGTGTTGCTAAAATGAAAGGTCTTATTGAGAATACTCCTGAGATCATTCCAGGAATAAAACTCAATAAAACAAACAGGGAAAAGATCATGGAATCAATGACTGTTCCTGTGCAATACGATAAAGAAGGAAATCCGCTGAATCCGGTAATGGTAACAAGACAGCGGAATCCTGAAGGTTTTGAAATGCTGATTCACTACTATCACCAACTCGGATTATTTAACATAGACGAGAATGGAAAAATAGCTCCTGATTTCAGTAAAGTTTCAAAAGCAGCAAGTACAAAAACTGTTGATTCGCTCAGGTCAATATTCGAAAGCACAGGTAAAACCAGTGCAGGAAAAGCCAAGATTCCTAAAACAAAGGATGATGAGGAAGATGAATTTGACAAGGCATTTAGCAGAATAGGAAGATAACAAATTAAACCCTTATAATACGGTATACAAAAATGAGAATTTCACCTTTTCAACTTTATGAATCTGAGGACATTACAGGTCTTGTAACCAAGTCGCATCTTGGATACAGGTTTGGTATTGAACCTCAACAGGCATCTAAAGTTGCTACTATGATACACCAGGCTAACTTAGGAGCAACTGTGAATGCTTATCTTAATCAGTTCCCGACTGTTACTTTCCAGACTGATGACGAATTTACATGGGATATTACGACCAATGGAAAGAAAAACATTCCGCTTGTAAGAGCAGAGATCCTTCCTGGAACAGCACTTGTTGCTTCTGATAAGGCTGGTTTGAACTACGGAGAATTCTATCTGTATTTTCAGGAAGCTTATTTTACTGACGTTAACCTGATTGTCGGTGAAAGAAATGAAACCTATCCTATACAGGTTCTTGAAGATCCTCAGAGCATAGGTGGACTTTGGAGATACAGGGTTCGTCTTTTGACAGGTAATCCTAATCTCTTTGTTCCTTTTGAAGAACTGCAGGCTGGAAAACGTTTCAGCAAAGATTTCTCACCTGTTGAGAAAGAACTGTCAGTTAAAGGTGGTGGAGTTCATTATACGTTTCCATATAAGATGATGAACGCATTCACCATGATCCGTATGCAGGATACTATCCCTGGAAACATGATCGAAAGACCTGTTAAATTTTCATGGATTGATCCGGCTACCAAGAAACTGATGACTACATGGATGGATTATCGTTCATACGAACTTGAAATGCAGTATCAGGATGAAGTTAACACCATGCTTGTATACGCTGTTGCCAACAAGACACAGGACGGTAAATACATGCAGAGGGGTAAATCAGGCAGGGTTATCCAGATGGGTGCTGGTATCAAGCAACAGATGGATGCTGCTAACTTCAATACCTATAACTCCTTTAACATTAAGAAATTTACTGAAATGCTTCTTGATATAACAGTTGGTAAGATTGTTATGGGACAGCGTGAAGTAACCGTTCTTACTGGTGAATGGGGTATGTATCAGTTCCATGAAGCTCTTGAAGAGTATTCGACTCTTTACACTCCTGCAAGGGATAGCTTCAGGATTTACAGCAAAGGCGGTAACGCTATGGGATTCAGGGGTCAGTTCATGGAATACATTGGTCCGAATGGTATCAAGGTTAACATAGTTCATGATGCTCTGAAAGATGATTTTGCACGTAATAAGATTTACTATCCTGGAAAACAAGGACTTGCTGAATCATATGTGTATGATATCCTTAACATGGGTACATCTGATGGTCGTCCTAACGTACAGAAAGTAGCTCTTGCAAAATTCGGTGACATTCGTGGTTATGAACCCGGACTGCGTGATCCTTTCACGATTGGTCAGGTCAACAGAATCATGAGTAACCCGAAGGATGCATGGACCGAGCATCGTGCCTATACAGGTGGTGCAATTGTTTACGATCCGACAAGGACAGCAACATACAAACCGATTATACTTTAACAAATCAACAAACTAAAAGGAGAAGAATAAAATGGCTAAAAAACAAATAAGTGAAGAAGTACAGGTTGAACCTGTTAAAGAGGTAGCGAACTCTGAAGTAATAACATCTCCGAAGATAGCATCTCCGGCAACTCCAAAGTTCTCGCTGCCAAAAACTAAAGTCCTGGTGAAGCCAATACTCCGTCAAGGAGCTTGGCTTCCCGAAGGACATAGTGGACATTTTATGTATGATAATACCAACATAGGCTTGATGGCTCCATTGGATCATCTTACGGGAAAATTAAGAAATCCACTAACCCCTGAAGAACAAAAGTTCTTTGAAACAGAAGCTGGTCTTGATTTTAAACCTGGCGATCTCAATCCTTACAGGAAAGATTCTTTCTGGACAGAATTCAAGGTTGTAATTCGTAAGACAGACAGCATAGTAGATGATAAAACAGTGTTGATGACGCTTAATCTCAGTGATCCGCTGCAATATCTTCAATACAAGATACTGCTTGCAAACAGTCAGCCTGATGGCGGATATGTTGCACCGAGTTGGGAACAGAGAGAAAACAGTGGAACCTATAAAGTT